AAAATCAGGATCAGAAGAAGGTCAATCTCACTGGTTACGTCATGCAGGCCAGTATACAGGATCCTGTCAACCAACTCACTGTGGAAACCTACGCTGTGACATTTGCCAATATTGCAGCAGGACAGGGTAATTTCACCATTGATAAAGGCACAATAAATTCATTGGAACAACGTTTTTACAAACTGACATTTAAAACAATCAAAACATCAGATAACACAGAACAGCCTGTTTACGTAGACGATAATTATTCTGCCCCATTGGAGTTGGAAATATTACCAGCTTACTATGCTGAAACCATAGCTGAACAATCTGAAGTGATAATTGATGGCGGAACACTATGACCATATACGCAAATGTAGGCCACATACTATTAAAGCGTGGCAATACCATACAAAGCACAGCATACACAGGCCCATTGGGTGAACTTACGTATGATACTGATTTAAGAACTATACGTGTACACGATGGCAGCACTGTGGGCGGTAATGTTATACTGGTTAATCAAATAACATTAACTGCATATCAAACTTATGCCAATGCCAATGCAGCCACTCAGGCTGCCAACATCAACAGCATTACTGCTAATATTGGCAGCTTCTACACCTACGCCAATTTGCATTTTACTGATAGTTCATACAGTAATAGCAATGTGGCTAGTTATCTGCCGGTGTATTCTGGTAATGTATCTACAGCCAATGTAATTTTGAGTGGTAATACTGGATTCCCCGCTAATACCACAGCAGTGGTTGCCTGGGCTCGAATCACTGTGGGCACAACGGCATATTGGACTCCGCTGTATCGGTAATCTGACCAGTTGATTTAGTTCAACAATTCTGTTATACTAGCATGATGCTGAATACCATTCAGGACGCTGTGCGTCTGATCCTTCCTGGCAAACGTAAGACCAATTCATCGTCAGGATGGATATCATTTAATGCTGTGTGTTGCCATCACAATGGCGAATCAGCAGACACACGTGGTCGTGGGGGGATAATGTTAAATGCTGACGGTGGTATCAGCTATCATTGTTTTAACTGTAACTTTAAAGCCAGTTATCAACCTGGACGTCATTTAACATACAAGTTCAGAAAGTTATTAAATTGGTTGGGTGCTGATGACAACACAGTCAAACGATTGACTATTGATGCCATACGAGTTAAGGAATTAATAGCACCAGAGCAACTGGTCAAAACTGAACCCGAAGCAGACATAGTATTCAAGTCCCGACCACTGCCTGACGAAGCACAGAGTTTTCAAGCACTCAACACTTTCTATACATTAAACGACAACCAGGATGTGCCAAAAGAGTGGCATACCGCAGTTTTATACGCAGCCAGCCGTGGGGTTGATCTGTCCCGATACGAGTTTTATTGGACACCAGAAACGGCATATAACCTCAACAAACGAATCATTATTCCTTTTACCTGGAACAACGAGCCCATTGGATACAGTGCCCGATCCGTTGAAGATGGAGTTAAACCTAAATATTTTACACAACACGAGCCCAATTATGTTTTTAATGTTGATAGACAACTACCTACGAGCCGCTTTGTTATTGTATGCGAAGGCCCATTCGATGCAATGGCTATTGACGGTATAGCCATATTGGGCAATGAGATAAGTGAACAACAGGCAGAAATTATAGACCGTCTGGGTCGTCAGGTAATAGTGGTGCCCGACACTGATCGTCCTGGTCGTAAGATGGTGGATGCTGCCCTGGAATATGGATGGGACGTTAGTTTCCCAGTCTGGCAGGAGAGCTGTAAAGATATCAATGAGGCAGTGTCTAAATATGGAAAATTATTTGTACTTAAGAGCATTCTGGCCAGCGTAGAGACGAGTAAATTAAAAATTGAATTATACAAGAAACGCATATATAATAATCTATAGGAGAATACGTGAGCAAAGAATATAACGCAGACCTACAGAGATTATTTTTAGAGATGATGATGAATGACGCACAGAGTTTTGTGCGAGTTCAGAATATTTACAATCCAGAAAACTTTGATCGTAGTTTAAGGGCCGCCGCTGAATTTATTCAGCAACACACAGATCAGTACAAGACCATGCCCACACATGATCAGGTGCAGGCTGTTACTGGTGTAACTCTCAAGCCCATTCCTGAAATGGCTGACGGACACTACGACTGGTTCATGCAGGAGTTTGAAGGATTTAGTCGCAGACAAGAACTAGAACGTGCTATTCTCAAGGCAGCAGACTTGCTGGAGAAAGGCGAGTATGATCCTGTGGAAAAGTTGATCAAGGATGCAGTACAAATCAGTCTAACCAAGGACATGGGCACTGACTACTTTGACAATCCAGCAGAACGTATCAATCGATATTTTAATACTGGCGGACAGGTCAGCACAGGTTGGCCACAGATGGATCGCATACTGTATGGTGGATTCAGCCGTGGTGAGCTGAATATTTTTGCTGGTGGTTCAGGATCAGGTAAATCGCTAGTCATGATGAACATGGCACTCAGCTGGCTACAGGCAGGACTCAGTGGAGTGTATATCACACTGGAACTCAGTGAAGAACTTTGTAGTTTGAGGACTGACGCCATGTTGTCAGGCATGGGCACTAAAGAGATCCGCAAGGATATTGATACCACTACATTAAAGGTCAAGATGGTGTCTAAGAAAGCTGGGCAGTATCGAGTCAAGTGGTTGCCAGCACAAAGTACAATTAACGATATCCGTAGTTACCTAAAAGAAGTACAGATACAGACTGGTATTCGGGTGGACTTTGTCATGGTGGACTATCTGGACTTATTGATGCCAGTGAGTGTTAAAGTTAACCCCAACGATCAGTTTATCAAGGACAAGTATGTAGCAGAAGAACTGCGCAACTTGGCTAAAGAATTAAATGTATTGTTAGTTACAGCGTCACAGTTGAACAGAAGTGCTGTGGAAGAGATTGAATTTGACCATAGTCATATTGCTGGTGGTATCAGTAAGATCAACACAGCAGATAATGTATTTGGTATTTTTACCAGTCGCGCTATGAAAGAGCGCGGTAAGTATCAGATGCAATGTATGAAGAGTCGTAGTTCAACTGGCGTGGGTCACAAGATTGACTTGGAATATAATATTGAAACCATGCGTATTACAGACGCTGGTGGAGAAGAGTCCAGTGGTGGAGTAAACGCCAACAGCATACTAAATCAGATTAAAACTAGCACAGTGATCAACAGTATGGCTAATACATCGGTGCCAGTGGCTGAAGTAAAGAGTACCGAACTAAAAAACATGTTGGCTAAACTAAAGACCCGAGAATGAATCTAGTTTGTTTTAGTAACAACACTGCTGGTGGACTGGTATGTGATCTTCTTAATAATAGTACCAGTGAGTTCGATGGATATAAAACCACTGGATCTGCACATAATGCATTTAAAATTTCTGACACCCCCACCGTTCAGTGGTCAGTTGACGTAGAGCAGTGGGAAAAGTTGGTGGAACGTTTTAAAAATAGTGATTCATGGATGGGAACTCACTTGCATCCATCGGGAATTCCTGACATTAAAGTTTTTGATAAAGTCTTGGCCATAACCACAGAGACTCGTGAAAGCAAATTGTATCGTTGGTTGAGATATTATCACGGCTGGTGGTGCAAGAACAATCCACAGTGGCAAGAGTCTGATGATTTGAGTGCTAAAGATCAGATCAGAGAACTGGCAAAAAATGTATTTGTTGAATTTACCGCTTATCCCGGATGCTGGAATGTAGAGTTTTCTGACATAGTCAATGGTCGTTTTATCAAGGAAAACAGCTTAAATCAACACTATTTCTATAACTGGAAAAGTTCAAATAGTTTTTTAAATTATACATCAGATTCTTGGGCATACCTTAGGTTTTATGAAGCTGAATGGGAGTTGATTAACGGATCACCCTATCACTATACTTAAATTGAACTAAAAGTCATAAATACCACATATTGGAGTTTTATCTTGCAAAAGCGTACTCGCAGCATACTTGACGAACTGGATGGTTTGTTAGCACACCGCGATCGTTCTAATCTAGTTGAGAGTCGTGCCAGTAATGTAATTGCTGGTGCCATCAATCTTATCAACTATATTAAAGAAAATTACGACGCCGATGCTGCCGAGGAATTAGAGCGCAGACTTATCAATAGTATTCGTAGCCAGGATCCCAATAAATTTATACGTGGTGTAAGGAGATTAGGCAACAATGAAGATCAATGAAGTAATTACCGAAGCAGTTCAGCTGGATCCCAACGATCCAGAACAGGCAAAATTATTAGCCCGTGCTCAGGCACAAGCCGGAGTTCCGGCCACACCCCCCACAGCGTCACCACAACCAGCAGCTCAAGCTGCACCAATCATACCAGCGGCAGCCCCACACGCCCCTAAACCAGGTGTGGGTACTGGACTGGCCAAAGGATTGATCAAAGGATTATCAGCACTGTCCTATATAGGTGACCCCAGTGGTAAGACTGCCGAACTGGGGCGGACCGGTATAGCCAATGCCAACGCTGCTCAAGCAGACATAACAAAAAATTTGCGTACTGATCAAATCAATAGATCCAAAGCACTGGGCACTCAGCAACAACTCACCACGGCCAATATTAACAACTATATGACCAATTGGTCCAAGCAGTTTCAATCCAGCCCCAACAAAGCACCGTTGGTATCTGAACTTGGTGCATTTTTGGCAGACCGTAAAGGTACTCCCGAGTACAATAGTATGGTTCCTGTAGTCAAGTCTGTATTGAAGAGATCAGGCTTGACGCCGCAAGAGGTAGCACAATACTCAGCCGCATTGGGGATATGATGAACCAGACGATGATTAATGAAGGTGGCAACGTATTTAAAGATTCGCAAGGTCAGCCACTGACACAAAGAATTAAACAAGCAGATGTCATGCCCACAGTGCAATGGCTAGAAAGCATCACTGGTCTGGATCTGACATCTAAGAAGGACCCACGTGATGGCAATCCAGTCAAATGGCTGGGCAGTACTGGCCGCAAAGTAGACTCAGGTGACCTGGACCTGTCAGTTGATGCCACGGAAATGTCTAAAGATCAGTTGACGGCCGTATTGTCGGCCTGGGCCGCCAAACAAGGTGTGCAAGCACCACAGTATATTAAAAAATCTGGTACTGCGGTTCATTTTTTAACTGCCATTGGTGGTAACCCCGCCAATGGATTTGTTCAGACAGATTTTATGTTTAGTAACAAGCCAGGATGGACACAGTTTGTATTAAGTAGCGACCCACGCAGCCAATACAAAGGCGCATTACGTAACATCATGATGAACAGCGTGGCCAAGAGTATGGGTTATAAGTTAAATCAGAATGACGGCATCGCTGATCGCGCCACCAATAAAATCATCACTGATGATCCCAACAAAGTAGCAGAGTTATTGCTGGGCCCAGGCACTGGTATAGCCGATCTGTATAGTGTTGAGGCCATACTCCAAGCATTGGTCAACGATCCCAACCGTGAATCCAAGATAGCTGATTTTAAAGCACACATGGAACGTTCTGGTACACCCATGGCAGAAAGCAAACACTGGTTCCGTCGTTATAGCGATCTTTTACAATGAAACAATTGATGTCATTTATCAGTACACTAACTGAAGGTGCTCGCATAGAACACCCAGAGGATCTAGTGTTCACCGAAGGCAGTGCTGGTGCACTCAGAGCCGTGGCTGAATTAGAGCGTCTAGCACAGGATCCAGCGTCACAGATCAGTATCAAGTGGGATGGTAGTCCAGCAGTAATATTTGGTCGCAGACCAGCTGATGGTAAATTTACATTAAATTACAAAGAGTGGATTAAAAAACCTGGTGGGCAAGTAACCACACTAGATGAATTAATTCAGTTTATACAGTCACGTGGTGGTGACAAATCAGGACTTATACAGAAGTTATTGGAGTTTTGGCCAGCTGCAGAAGCTGCCACACCAGCAGGATTTAAAGGATTTGT